TGCACACAGCAAAAATCAATCCAATTACTTTCTTCTCAGGTGCAGGAATTATGAACTACGGTAACTTAACTAAAGTTGCGGCAAGTTCAACTTCAGCACTTGACAGAATAAATGTTGCTAGACTAACAGTTTACTTAAGAACACAGTTAGAAAGAATCGGTAAACCATTTATCTTTGAACCAAATGATACTATTACAAGAAATGAAATCAAACAAGCAATTGAATCATTCTTGTTAGAATTAGCAGGTCAAAGAGCAGTTTACGATTTCTTAGTAGTTTGTGATGAAACTAACAACACAGCAACTAGAATAGACAGAAATGAATTGTATGTTGACATAGCAATTGAGCCAGTTAAATCAGTTGAGTTTATATACATTCCATTGAGAATTAAAAACACAGGAGAAATTGGAAAATTAGGGTCCTAATTTTTTAGATAAATAGGAGAGAGAACATATGTCAATATCAACACTATCAAAATTTACAGTACCTTTAGCAAACGACCAGAGTGCTCAGTCACAAGGTCTGTTAATGCCAAAATTACAGTATCGTTTTAGAGTTATTTTGGAAAACTTTGGAGTATCGACACCTAGATCCGAACTAACGAAACAAGTTGTTGATGTTACAAGACCGGATTTATCATTCGACCAAATCACTTTAGACGTGTACAACTCAAGAGTTTACATGGCAGGTAAACATACGTGGAACCCAATTACATTGAATTTAAGAGACGATGTAAACAATGCTGTATCAAAACTTGTTGGTGAACAAGTACAGAAACAATTTGATTTCTTTGAGCAGGCATCAGCGGCATCAGGTCTTGATGGTGGTCAAGGTGCATCAGAACCAACTGTATTAGAAACATTTGAGTTATATGGTGCATACGTTGAATCAGTTAACTACAACACATTAGCATACAACACTTCAGATCCAGCAACTATTTCGTTAAGTATCAGATACGACAACGCAATACAAACACCACAAGGTACTGGAATTGGAAGTGCAGTAACAAGAACACTTGGTACACTTGCTACTGGTGGTGGACAATAAGGTTAGGAGTATAAAAAATGGCAGGACAAACTAGAATATTTGGACTTGGTGTAACAGCAGGAACACTTTACAGTCATGGTGCAAGTGGTTTTAAACTAACTGTACAAAACAACTCTAACTCAAACATAGATTTAAGAGCAGAAGACGATGCTATCGATGAAGCAGTAGAAGAAATTATTGGTGAATTAAATCCATTAATGTATTTTGTTGTTAATGATAACTCAGGTGTTATTCACTTAATAATGGATAAAAATCACACAGCGGCTGATATTCAACAAAGAGTAAGAAACTTGGGATCAGCAGTAGGACCAAACAACATTGATGTTAGAGGTTCAGACTGTGTTGCGGCATCTTCAATTACAGTTGCTTAAGAATTATAGATCATAATTACCTCCCGATCTAACAAAAAGCGTCTTTAAAGGCGCTTTTTTTGTGACAATAAATACAAGTGTATGCCAAGTATCAATAATTTTTTAAAAGGATTCTCAGACGGCCTTCCAGGAATGAAGGATTACCGTCATGCATCAAGATTATATTTTGATGATAATTTTAAATTAGCACCCAAACATGGATATCTTTATCACGTTGTAATTGATTGTGATTGGTCAGTGACGGGTGTTTCAAAAGCATTTTCTAATAACGAAAAAATAGAATTGAATATGTTAGTTAAGGCAATTGATTTGCCAAAATATAACATGAACGTTGATGAAAAAATTCAATATAATAAAAAAATGTATCTTGCAACGAGAATTGGTTATGAACCTGTCAATGTTACGTTCCATGACGATAATGCTGATACTGTGAATGCTTTTTGGAAAACATATTACGAACATCATATAGCAGATTCGTTAACAACAAACCCATCAATGAGAACACAAAACAAAGATACTCAATATGATGCAAAACTTACTACATCTCAGTTTGGTATGGACACTGCAACAAAAAGAAAGAAACCTTTCTTAAGAGGTATTGATATTTTTGTATTACATAAACAAAGATTTACATCTTTTAGTTTAATAAATCCTGTAATTGGTTCTTGGGCACACGATACACTCGATCAAGCAGATGGACAAAAATTATTACAAAACACAATGCAAGTATTTTATGAAACAGTTTTATACAATACAGGATTAGTTAAAGGTGGCGGAGTACCAGGATTTGCATCTCTACACTATGATAAATCACCATCACCATTAAGTGTATTAGGTGGCGGTACAAATTCTATTTTTGGACCAGGTGGTATCATTGACGGTATCGGTTCAGTAATGGGAGATGTTAGAAATGGCAGAGTAGGATTAGGCACAATACTAAAAGGTATTAACACATACAACAATGCAAGAAAAATTAAAAATGCGAAAGGCCAATTAAAAGAAGAACTAGGCGGAATTGTAAAAGACGAAATTAAAAAAATTGGAGATTCAGCAGGAACTATTGCTAATCCAGTTGGAGATTTCTCTGTAGGTAATGCGGCAACAACAGCAGTGTTGGCAGGAACAACTATTGCCGCGGCAAAAGGATTAATTGACGGGAAAAACAAAGATAACACAGTAGTTCAAAACTCACAATTAGATACACAAACATATCTTACACCAAGCGAAAGTTTTAATATTGTGTCTAATAATCCAAACGTCAAAAATCAAATAGCATCAAATATGTATTACAAAGATGTTGGTAGCAGAAAAGGTTTAACAGTTGCAGAAAGCGATGTTGAGTTTGCTTCAGCAAGTGACAGTATTAAAAATGTTTATAACAATAAAGCAACTTCAAATATTACAAAACTTGTAAATGAAGGATATATAAAAATTAATAGAGATACACAAGATGTATCCATAGCAACAGAAAGTCAAGGTATATAATGGCAAGTACTTTTTATTCAAATTTACCTAATAAAGAAGACGAAAAATTAAAAGATACAATGAAAACTTTAACTCACGAAAGTGATAATGAGTTTGAATTCAATGTTGGTGACTATGATACAACTATTGCATTTTTTGTAAAAAGAGGCTTCGAACGTGCATCTGCAGAACAACTAGCATACATTATTTTAAGACAAGCAAAAATTGACGATGTAAATCCTCAGGAAGTTGTTGAAAAATTAGGTAATACAAGTCCTGTTGAATTGTCCGAAGTAACACAAATGATTTTAAATTCTACTAGATTTAAATCTAGCAGATTAGGAACAAGACAAAACAAAGAAACAAAAAGTATTGTATCTAGAAACATAGTAGGATAACACCATGGCTATGAGATTTGCAAGGGGAAAGTATGTCCTCAAAAATCCAGAAAAATATATTGGAATAAAAACTCCAACTTACAGAAGTGGGTGGGAACAAGCATTTATGAGATTATGTGACGAACACCCTAACGTGGCAAAGTGGGCAAGTGAATCAATTAAGATTCCTTACAGACATCCTATATCAGGCAAGTATACTATCTATGTTCCAGATTTTTTTATTGTTTATGTTGATAAAAACGGTAAGAAACACGCAGAAATTATCGAAGTAAAACCTGCGGCACAATCTTCCATGGAGAAAGCAGGCAAGAGTAGAGGCAAACAGATGCAAGTGGTTGTTAATACTGCGAAATGGGAAGCCGCTAACGCCTATGCAAAACAGAATAGAGTAACATTTAGAGTAGTTTCAGAAGAACAATTATTCCATAACGGCACACGTAAATAAAACGATGACAAAGAAATTAGAAGACATACTCAATTTACCAAATGTTAAAGAAGCATTTGCAAAGGTTGATGAAAAAGAAAAAGTAAAAGAAGCAAAGAATAACGGCACTTCTGCACCTAAAAATGTAGATCCTCAAACTGCAACAGCACTTGAAAAAACATACAAAGAATTTGATAAAATTTCTGCTTCTCTGCCAGCGGTAAAAGGGTTGGGTGAACTATCTGATTTAGAACTTGATAAACTAGCAGGCGAGGCCGAAGACTCCTATAAGAATTTAATGGATTTGGGCATGAACGTAGACTCACGTTATTCGGGTAGAATATTTGAAGTAGCAAGTACTATGTTGCGTAATGCCATAGATGCCAAGTCTAGTAAAATAGATAAGAAATTAAAGATGGTTGAACTACAACTTAAGAAAGCAAAACTGGATAAAGACGGAGATACAGGCCCAGAACCTGTAGAATCGGAGGGTATGATCATATCTGACCGTAATGAATTAATGAAGAAACTGATGAAAAAAGACTAAATATTACATTATGAGCACATTTGGACAATATCTAACAGAATCAGCAAAGCAATACGACTACAAAATTAAAGTAGCAGGCGAAATATCAGACGATTTTGGAACACGTATGGAACAGGCTTTAGCAAAATACGAAGTAGCAAAATTATCAGCAGGTAAAAAAACACCTATACAAGAACATCCTTTAGATTTTCCAATGTTAAAGAATCACGAAGTACACATTTTTGAATTAACAACAAACTATCCAGCATCACCAAGAGAAATCAAAGAGTATCTAGCAGACTATATGAGAATGTCTCCGGCGATGATTATGGTTAAACATCCTAACGCACCTGAAGAAGAATATCAAGCACAAATGAATACAAAATCAGAATATCAAAATATGTTGCAAACAATTGAAATGGGATCAGCAGGTGACAAAAAAGCAGACGAAATGTTTGGCGACAAAGCAAACATGAGTTTGTTAAAAGAATTATTAAAAGACAAAGATAAAAGAGAAGTTAGATACGAGATCGAAAAAGGTACAGATAGCAAAACACAAGAGACTCAAAGTAAAGAATCTGCACCTAGCAATTCACCGTTAACAAGAAAGAAATAATATTATGGAAATGATTGACGTTTTAAAAAAACTGGAAGAAATTGCAACTAAAAGTCCAGAAGTAGCAAAAGCAATCGAAAGTGTAAAACAAACAAATCCACAAGATGTTGAAGAGAATTCAGTACAAAGCGAAAAAAGTATTGCACAAAACGATCAAGAAGTTTCAGAAGAAGTAACAGATAAAATTAACGAATTTAAAGTTGGCAGTTATAAAGATTTTTTAGCATCTAAAGGTATTAACATTTACAAACTTAAAGGTGATGATCACGTTAAGTATGCAAAAATGTACAGAGATGCTAAAAATCAAAAACATCAAGATGCAACTGCTAAAAAAGGCACAGACGATCACAAAACTTACACACCATCAACAGCAAACACACCAGCAAAAATAGAAGGCGAAACAAACGAAGGTGGAATGTCTGACATACACATCGGTGCTCAAGAAGTTGTTGGAGAGTACTTAGATGCCGACGGCAATTTAGAAATGCCAAAAGCAGAAGTTTTAAGAAGAATGGAAGCAGATGCAAAAAAAGTACCTTTCCCAAGATCATACGAAATTGAAACTGCAATGGACATGGTGAGAAATGATTTTGATGACGGTGGTGCTAGAAAACCAGAAATTGACGAGCCATACGAAGACAAAACAGACGAAGGTAATGCGTTTGCACAGGCAGTACAACAAGCCAAAGCGGCAGGCCTTAAAAAAGGTGACAAATTTAAAGTTGGAGACGAAGAGCATACATTAAGAGATAGCGACTTTGAAGAGGTAAATACAGATACAATGAAAACAGAAGATAAAAAACAAGTAAACGAAGCAATTCAAATATCTGCTGATACTCCAGAAGAAGCAGGAATCATGATGCAAATTTTAAAACTTGCAGGTGTACAACAAGTAACACCAGACATGATGGGTGCAGATGACGGTGATGATATGTCTCATGACCATGACGGTATGACACATTCACATCCAGGTGGCGACAAAGAACACAGCCATGATAAAGAA